TCCTGCCGGAGGCTATATCAGCTGGGGGATTGACTCCCACCACTGATACCAGCTTGTTTCTCACCACCTATAGGTGGGAGTCATCTTCCAGCTGATATAAAAAGACAGCCACGACACATTTTGTGCGCCATGGCTGTCTTTTTCAATACCACCCTCATCTCATGATATTTTCTACTTTCAAGAATGCCTATACTGCCTGAATCTTTGCAATGTCCACCAATGTCAGTTTCTGAATATCTGTATTCTCCAGACTGGTGATCAGTGCTTTTGCTGTATCGATAGCTGTCAGGACATTGACACCCGTCTCAATTGCACTTCTTCGAATTACGAAACCGTCTTTGGAGTGTTCTGCTCCCTGTGGCGGAGTATCAATAACAAGATCTATCTTATGTCCAAGGATCAGATCCATGAGGTTCGGTGTGCTCTGTTCAATCTTGTTGACTGCAATTGCTTTCACACCTGCTTCTGTAAGTGCTTCTGCTGTTCCTTTTGTCGCAAAAATCTTGTATCCGATCTTTTCAAAACGTTTACCGATTTCTACAGCCTCATCCTTATCCTCATCACGGACAGTCATAATCATATTGCTAAATTTCGGAAGTTTGATTCCTGCACCTAAGAATGCTTTATATAGCGCCTCGTCAAATGTCTTGGCAATTCCAAGGCACTCTCCTGTGGACTTCATTTCTGGTCCAAGGCTGATATCTGCATCACGGATCTTCTCAAAAGAGAATACCGGCATTTTAACTGCATAGTAATCTGCCTCCGGCTGAAGTCCCGGTGTGTATCCAAGTTCTTTGATCTTGTGACCGATAATCACTTTTGTTGCCAGTGGAACAATTGGAATTCCAGTTACTTTACTAATATATGGTACCGTACGGCTGGATCTTGGGTTTACCTCGATAACATAAACCTCTTCACCACACACAATGAACTGAATATTAATCAGTCCGATGACGTGCAGGGATTTTGCAAGTCGTCTTGTATATTCTTCAATAGTACGTTTTGTCTTATCAGAAATACTCTTTGCAGGATATACAGAGATACTATCTCCGGAATGGATACCCGCACGCTCAATATGCTCCATGATACCTGGAATCAGGATATCTTCTCCGTCACATACGGCATCAACCTCAATCTCTTTTCCTTGTAAATATTTGTCTACAAGAATCGGGTGATCCTGCGCAATCTGATTGATGATTCCGATAAATTCCTCGATATCATTATCGTTAATAGCAATCTGCATACCTTGTCCGCCAAGCACATAGGACGGTCTTACCAGTACCGGATAGCCGAGTCTGTTCGCAACAGTCTTTGCCTCCTCAGCTGTAAATACAGTTCCACCAGTCGGTCTTGGAATCTGGCATTTTTCCAGAATTTCATCAAATAATTCGCGGTCTTCGGCTGCATCTACATCTTCTGCCTTTGTACCAAGAATTGGCACTCCCATTTTCATCAATGCTTCTGTCAATTTAATTGCTGTCTGACCACCGAACTGAACAACTGCTCCGTCCGGCTTCTCCAGGTCTACAATGCTCTCTACATCTTCCGGTGTCAGCGGCTCGAAATAAAGCTTATCGGCAATATCGAAGTCCGTGCTGACTGTCTCCGGGTTATTATTGATGATAATTGTCTCGTATCCCTCTTTTGCAAATGCCCATGTACAGTGTACGGAACAGAAATCGAACTCGATTCCCTGTCCGATACGGATTGGACCAGAACCAAGGACAAGAACCTTTTTCTTACCGGAAGTCTCTTCTACTTCATTTTCTCTTCCAAATACAGAGTAATAATACGGTGTTTCTGCCGCAAACTCAGCGGCACAGGTATCTACCATTTTGTAAGATGCGGTAATACCGTATACCATTCTAAGATCATGCACCTGTCTTTCTGTAAGACCTGTCAGTCTTGCGATAACCTCGTCCGGGAACTCCAGGCGTTTTGCTTCTTTTAATAATTCCTTTCCAATTCCGCCACGTCCGGACGCTACTCTTGGCGCGCATGCACGCAGAGACTGCTCCATCTCTACCAGGTTTGCAATCTTATCGATAAACCAAATATCAATCTTTGTAATCTTATGTATTTCTGTATAAGGAATTCCTCTTCTAACTGCCTCTGCAATCTTCCAGATTCTCTGATCGTCTACTACGTCCAATGCGTTCATCAGTTCTTCTCTGGAAAGATGACTGAAATCATAGGACATAAGACTGTCCACATGCTGTTCCAGAGATCGGATTGCTTTCATAAGCGCTCCCTCAAAATTATCACAAATACTCATGACCTCTCCGGTCGCCTTCATCTGTGTAGTCAGTGTACGTTTTGCACTGATAAATTTATCAAATGGAAGTCTCGGAATCTTAACAACACAATAATCAAGCATCGGTTCAAAACTTGCATATGTCTTCTTTGTAACTGCATTTTTAATCTCGTCAAGTGTATATCCAAGCGCAATCTTTGCTGCTACCTTTGCGATTGGATAACCCGTAGCTTTCGATGCAAGCGCAGAAGAACGGCTGACACGTGGATTTACTTCAATAACACAATATTCAAATGATTCCGGATTCAGGGCATACTGTACGTTGCAGCCTCCTGTAATATTAAGCTCACTAATGATATTGAGGGCTGATGTACGGAGCATCTGATATTCTTTATCGCCCAGCGTCTGAGACGGTGCTACAACAATACTGTCTCCGGTATGTACACCAACCGGATCAATATTTTCCATATTACAAACCGTGATGCAATTTCCTGCTGCATCACGCATTACCTCATATTCAATCTCTTTCCATCCTGCGATACAACGTTCAACAAGTACCTGACCCACACGGGAAAGACGAAGTCCATTTTCAAGAATCTCTACAAGCTGACGTCTGTCATGTGCAATTCCACCACCGCTTCCGCCAAGAGTGTATGCCGGACGAAGAACGACCGGATATCCAATCTTTTCTGCAAATTCGATTCCGTCCTCTACGCTCTCAACTACAAGTGATGCTGCACATGGTTCGCCAATTTTTTCCATTGTTGATTTAAATTCCAGACGATCCTCTGCCTTCTTAATTGTCTGAGCTGTTGTTCCGATCAAGCGGACATTATGTTCTTTGAAAAACCCCCGCTCTTCCAATTCCATAGCAAGATTCAGCGCTGCCTGTCCTCCCAGAGTCGGCAGGACACTGTCTGGCTTTTCTTTCATAATAAGCTGTTCAACAACTTCTACCGTCAATGGCTCTATGTATACTTTATCAGCAATATCCTTGTCCGTCATAATAGTCGCAGGATTTGAATTCAACAGCACAACTTCCAGTCCTTCTTCTTTCAAAGAACGACATGCCTGTGTACCCGCATAGTCAAACTCTGCTGCCTGACCAATGACGATAGGACCAGATCCAATTACAAGTACTTTCTTAATTTCTTTATTTCTTGGCATCTTATTTGTCCCCCTTCATCATCTCAATAAATCTGTCAAACAGGAATGTAGAATCCTGTGGCCCCGGGCATGCTTCCGGGTGGAACTGTACAGTGTATATCTTCTTGCCTATGTAATTCAATCCTTCGTTTGTTCCATCATTGACATTGATAAATGCTTCTTCTGCAACATTCTTATCCATAGTATTATAATCAACCGCATATCCGTGATTCTGCGAGGAAATGTAAACGCGTCCCGTAGACAGATCTTTTACAGGGTGATTGCCACCTCTGTGACCATATTTTAATTTATATGTCTTTGCACCATATGCAAGAGCCATCAACTGATGTCCCAGACAAATTGCAAATATTGGAATGTCTGTCTCTGATAATTTTCGGATCTCTTCTATAATAGAAACACAAGTTTCCGGATCTCCAGGACCATTGGATAACATGATTCCGTCCGGATTAGATTTTATGATTTCTTCTGCTTTTGTGTCTGCCGGATAGACAGTCACTTCACAGCCTCTTTGAATTAAAGATTTTGAAATATTATTCTTTGCCCCAAAATCCATAAGTGCCACTTTAAATTTTTCTCCTGGAAGAACATGTTTCTCGTCGCAGGTCACCTTTGATACAACATCTCCAACGGTGTACTCCTTAAGTTTTGGAATGATTTCATCTAAATTATAATTCTCATTTGTAGTAATCATACCATTCATGGTTCCCTTTTCCCTGAGAATCTTCGTCAATGCTCTTGTATCCACGCCTTCAATTCCTGGAATGTCCTGTGCAGCAAGGAAATCCTGAATTGTACCGTTGCATCTGAAATTACTTGGCATTCTGGATAATTCTCTTACAATATATCCGTCCGGCCATGCTTTCTTTGACTCCATATCTGGTGTGATTCCATAGTTTCCTATCAGTGGATAAGTCATCACAACGGCCTGTCCGGCATATGAAGGGTCTGTCAGCACCTCCAGATATCCGGTCATTGACGTATTAAAAACAATCTCACTGATCATATCCCTCGTCGTCCCGATACTTTTTCCCTCAAAGACTGTCCCGTCTTCTAGAATTAGAAATGCTTTCATATATTCACCCTTATCCTTTCTGTTACTTCTAGTCTGCTCTAAAGCTTCCCAAATTGTTAAAAGTATACTATACTTATTATCCTTTTTCAACCCAAAAAAAATATTTTTTAACAGTTTTTTATCTACTTTCGACAAAAACCATTAAAATAACCGCTAATTTTAATGGTTTTTATTTTACGTTAAAAAATTGTTGTTTTCGTCAATATGCCTGTTATAATGGTTTTATCCATACTTTTTCGTTTAAAATCCGGTTGATATTTTTAGCATTTAGGATGGGATATATTTCAATTCTTTTTTTAAGAATATTTCCAGAAAATTGTAATTTTATTCATTTTTTTGTCATCTATGTAACTGTAGGAGACTTCTGTCAAATGATACCACTGCGCCAGATTCTGTGCAGCACGCTTCACCTCGTTATTTAAAATGTCTTCTTTTGCAGTTTTATAAACTGATTCATCGGAATATTTCAGTACAACTTTCGTCTCTCTCGCCGAAATCACCTGGTTCATTGCTTTAAGCGCCGTCTGACCATCATATTCTGTATAATACATTCCATTAACTACATAATAATTCAAATCCATCTTCGTACAATCTGGAAGTTCTACTTCCAAATCCGGCGTATGAGTCCGAAACAACTCATCATCATCACAAAGCATATAATCGTAGCTGATATTGTCACGAATTTCGTCATCCATTACATTTTCAGCCTCCTCTTCCGACTCCTGGAAAATTGGATCTCCCCACGTCACATCCACATAATAATAATCGCCGTCACATTTCACCAAATTCCATGCATGAGGGATCTTATGACCACCACCATCACTGAAAGATTCTGTCACCTCCCCAGTAACATAAGTGCAGAACAGCCCCTGCTTCTCCATGAGATACTGCATTGCTTTAGAATAACCGGCACACACTGACTTTTTTCCAATAAATACACTGCAAATATTTTGGTTATCTTCTGCTGCATCATCATAATCCACCTGATTCACAATATACTCATAATCATAAAGAATCTTCTCATAATCCGAAGCATTTTCACTGATACCGGACAGACACTCCGACACCTCCATGTCAATCTGTGTCTTCTTTTTCTCACATTCTTCTTTCGTATACAAATATCCCGGCATCACAGACGTATAATTCTGAAGTCCAGAATAGGCTGTGGAAGAAGCTGTCCCATCGCTCCAGAAAATCTCTGGATAATCATTCAACACATAAACAAGAAGTTCATTAACACGTTCCGGCTTCTGGCTGTGCACATGAATTTGCTCTACATGTTCCAAAAGCCCCTGCAAAAGCTCCTGATACACTGTCTGCTCTTCTTCACTTAGTTGCTGATAATAAAATTTACCGTCCATTTCTCCGATTTCTTCTGAAACATGCTGATATATCACCGGATCCTGACCAATTAATTTCAGCATGACATCTTTTATATTGCCATATTCCCTGTATTGATATACTCCACAGACAATCAAAACTCCCATTACTAAAATCAGGAATCTCAAAACTCTATGGCGTCTTCTTTTCTTCTTTTTTTCCATCTATAATCCTTTCTTCACATCTCACACATTTTCTTTCTCTATCATACAATAAAAGTAATCTAGTTTCTATGAGGTATTTTTTATTATGAGCATTTTTCATATAACCGACACGCCGGATTGGGGGCAGTTGAAAATAAATCTGACTTCCAGGATTCATGCACATCCTATTGAAAATGCACGTATTTCGATTTCATACACTGGAGTCCCTGATGAGACATTGGAAGAGTTGACTACAGATTCTTCCGGTCAGACCGACACCATTAATCTTCCTGCACCTCCAATTGAATACAGCTTAGATGAAACAAACGAATTGCAGCCCTATTCTGAATATACAATTTCTGTGGAAGCAGCCGGCTATGAATCTATCCAGATTGCAGGTGCTGAGATTCTATCCACAGTCACAGCTATCCAGAATATTTCCATGCGTCCGCTCATTCCTGACACAAATCAAAATTCTATTTATGTGATACCTGCACATACATTATATGGAAATTACCCGGCGAAAATACCGGAAGAAGAAATCAAACCATTAACCGAAAGCGGTGAAATTGTCTTAAGCCGGGTCGTTATTCCCGAATACATCGTTGTTCATGATGGAAGTCCAAGAGACTCCACCGCTAAAAATTATTATGTCCGTTACAAAGATTACATCAAAAATGTGGCATCCAGTGAAATCTATGCAACCTGGCCCACCAATACGATTCGCGCAAATGTACTGGCAATTATGTCCTTTACATTAAATCGGGTCTATACAGAATGGTACCGGAACCAGGGCTATGATTTTACTATTACATCTTCCACTGCATTTGACCACAAATGGATTCCTGAACGGAATATTTACGATTCTATTTCAATCATCGTAGATGAATTATTTGCCGACTATCTTGCAAGACCAAATGTAAGACAGCCGATACTTACACAGTATTGCGATGGAAGACAGGTTCAATGTCCAAATTGGATGACCATTTTGTAAGGACGTATAAAGAAGTTTCTACCTATTATATATGTCAGATTATACACTATCCTACATACTTTTTGCCACCATAATATGCTGCAATCCAACCACTTGGAATCTTAATCCAGATGTCACTGCCAACCTTGCGGACGTCCTTGCATGTTACGCGAGCGCCTTTCTTGAGTCTCCCGTTATCGTGCGCGTGTTGCTGTGCATTACTGGATAACTCCGCATAAGATTTTTCCGGATTATTGGTTCCCGGACCGGTTCGGACGCTCAGGTCGTCCACCTGTGTTGTATAGACTTGTCCGACGACATAAGCTCTGGTACTCTTTGAAGCGGAAGTCACTCCAGATCCATTGTCCAGGACTACAACTGTATGTCCCTTTGTGCGTGTAACAAGAATATCCCCTCGTTTCAGATATGTACTTTCCTTGCAGCGCTTATCATCTTTCAGGATTTCGAACGCTCCTGTCTTTCGCAAGGTTTCCAGCTCTGACGCTGTGTTGAAATCTCCAACCTGTATTCCGGCATATAAGCAACATACTCTGACCAGTGCAGAGCAATCTACCTCCACATCAACATTGACCTTGCTGAGATTATAGTAATGCCTAACCGCAATCTTTCTAAGGCTGTCTCTGTGCGCCTGGCAATAACCGATGTGATTATTGCAGCACGCTGCTTCCATTGCCTGTGCAATCTTCTCTGCTACAGTTGGATCTTTCGGTCTTGCTACGTACCAACCTTTTCTGTGCAGATAGTAATTCTGTATAGACACTTCTCCACCGGTCTGATCTCCGGCTTTTCCTCCGGTGGTGGTGCCTTTCTCATTAATACGTGCGCTTCCAATTCTTACTGTCATAATATCACCTCCTATTAATAAGAGGACGATTACTCGCCCTCAACCTCTGGTAATCCTGCTACAGATGTTGCCACCGAAAGCACACCTGCTAATACGGATGCTGACACAACCAGCTTCCAATCGACAGCTCCTAAGTAGGATGCTGTTCCAATCGTAGCGATGAATGTCTGCGCTACCGTCTTCACTGCTCTGATTCCAGCTTTTTTGATCCACTTCTTTGTATCTACAGATACTTTAAATACACAATTTTTAAACATCATTAATCCTCTCCTTCATTGGGTGGCTCTGTAGGCAATTCCATAAGCGCATGATATATTTGCGTGCCTACGCCATTCCCATTTAATGTATGATATTGTTTATATTCGTCTTCCAGTGACTGTTTTACATACAACGGACAATATCCATAATCGTCGTGATACTTGTTGTACAATCGTATCAAATCCGCTCTGAGTAGTGCACGTATTCCTTTACGCATAGCAATCACCTGATAATATATGTATGCAATTGCTGATATCACGAACGATAATAATGCCCAATTTTCTGATAAAAACTTGATCATGTGCGTCCTTTCCTTATTTTATGGTATAAAAATAAGACCTTTCGGTCTTGCACGTATTTCCATATGATCACCTCGATTTTGTATATAGAAACAGAGAGATGAAAACCATCTCTCTATTACTAAAAAATTTTCCATTCAGATAAATTTTGAAGCTCCCTAAATTTTTTGTCTGTTTCTTCTATAACTTTTTTCTCTGTGTATTCCGGGTTAAGTATATGTATGATTTCATGAATAACAATATGCATTAACACCTCTTTGTTTTGTTCCATAGCCCAATCCGATATATATATTTTTCCGTTTTTTGCATATGCTTTTTTAGCATCTTCTATATCGTTATTCTTATCTATGGCTGTCAAAACTCCTAACGATTTACTAAAAAAATCATAAGAAATTTTTTCTTTATTTTTAAATACTTTCTTCATTGCAAAATCAATATATTTTTGCAATTTTTTTTCATATTTTATTTTTAGTCTTTTTTGAAAAATATCATCAACACGTATAACCATGATAACCATCTCCTTCCACCGCCATTATACAGCAGAAGGAGAAGTCTGCCAATGATTAATCTCCTAAGAGCAGTGCCAGCTTCTTGGTTCTTAATGTATCTCCACCACCAGCAGATACTTCCATATAGCATTCTGCATCATTCTCCACGATTGTTGTTCCGGCGTATGTTACAAGATTCTGGTAGGCTTGAATCTCAGATTGTGTAAGATTTCGTTCAATTGGCTCGCTCAGGTTATAATATAATACAACTGGATTTCCCGCATCTTTCTTTGCCTTTAGGAACAATACAAAATCTTCTTTTGTTGGAAATGTGGTTGCATCAAGTACAAAAAATATCCAGTGTGCATTTGTAAGTGTAAATACACTAACTTTTTTCTCTTTGACATATATAATTTCAGGTGTCCAATTATTGGTCGCTTGCACAAATGCATTTGATATTACCATTTTATTAATTGTATCGTTCAGGGCGAATCCTACTGTATACAGACCATCTGATATATTCTGTGTATTCGAACCCGATTCATATCGAAATTTTTCGTCTCCCGTAAGCTCAAAAGCAGTTACATTCTGTACATACTTCCCACGCTTCAAATCCACGTAATCAGCTATCCACTGCTGACCATCTACATTGGTGTAGTTTCCATCTGTGTTTACTGGAATAGCTGGGAGTCCGGTTGGGGTGCTGATGGAGAGGGATTGTGATTCGTAATAGGGTTCGTAGATTGTGTTTTCATCTTTCTCAGTAATCATAAAATTACTGATTTCCATGCTCATTCCGCAGGTTCTAACTTCAACATATTGTCTTTCTCTATATTCTATATTCTTTGCTTTTACTGTTACTTTATCTCCTATTATCTTAGCCTTATAAGCTTCAATACCATTAAAAAGAACATTGATGACAGATGCAGAGAATGGATTCTGAATTACATCAATATTAAATGTTATAATGTAATCTTTATCATTTTCAAGTTTGCGATTTATTCCAATGCAAAAATAACCGGATGTATAACTATTGATACTTGCCCCATCTATAATCTTTTGATTCACAATAAGTTTATCCGTCTTTTCTGTCGTACTTAAAGTTGTCCCATAGGTATTAAATGATACTCTTTCTGCTTCTGGACTAGGTATGTCACTTGCACTGTATCCATATATATCAACAAGATTCTTTCCTCGCACTTCTATGCCAATCTTCTCATCACTGCCAGCGCTTACAATCTCCTGTGGATAATCTGGCGATGGGCTTGGCTGTCCGCCGGTGTAAGGTTCCCACGGGAGCGGAGATGTGCCCGTGTTAAGCATAGGCTGAATCGTTATATCTATAGTTTTTCCACCGTATACACGTAACAAAAGATATAGTATCATATTATCTTCTGTTGTTTCTGTCTTGCTTGCCTCATTATTAAGTATATCGAAATATGGTAATCCTTCTGTCGTACTCAATGTGCATCTCATAAGAGTATTATCAATGTTAACTCCCATCGAAAGCGTGTATGTTCCAGCCAAAAGCTCAAATGTCGGTGTCATAAAATCCACCGTCTTTTCCGATGTCCCACTGATGTGTATTTTCCCGTGCTCCATGTATTCTACAGTTATTCCGCTTTTTACTTCTGTACTCGGAGTTATGGTCGGAAATAGCTGTGCCCCGGTCGTCGTCTCCTGCTTGCTCCAACCATACACTTTCATTTCATTCATCGGATTATTCTTTAATGTCCCGGTCAGAGTTGCTGGGTTCCCGGAGGCAGATATCTCTGCCCCGGTTCTGTTTTTGAGGATTTTATATAATAATAAACTATCCATCATAACCACGGCCCCCATGTGCCATCATTGGCCATAATACATACATCAAGTGCAGGAGTGATTACTATACTGCCCGGAGTAACCCCCCCAGCACCGCTTAATCCGTCTATGTCCGAGAGCAGTGTCGGGAGCGTGTCCTCTTTGCTGTCCGCCAATAGTAACAGACGCATACCTCCGTCACTGTACGTGCGCTTAATATCAAGTAATCTAACCATTTTACTCCTCCTCAGTCTTCTACGATGACCTCATCGTAACCATCGGTTTTTAAAATAGTGTCAACATTGTCTTTCCACCTCTTGTATAATCGCGTCTTTACAAAATATGCACGGTATTTCTTCTGTCCTGCCTCAATGTTTTTGTCAGCCTCTTCTATAATTCTTCTTGCAATAAATGTAGTCATATCATTCATCCTTTCTTTTCCTTTCCTATTTTGTATCCGTATTTTCTGTATCAGTTTCCTCTGCTGCCATCACCGAGCAGTGCTGGCAGCACATCTGTGAGGATACTGTCCACGGTAGCGATAAGCTCTGCAGTTTCATCCTCGCGGCTTTTATTGGCTTCTGTAAGATTGTCCACATGCTCTTCCAGTGCATCAATACGATCCATTGGTGATTCTTTTTCCCGATATATCACTACTCCTAGAATTCCGCCAATGTACTTCACAAGAGCGTTGAGATCGGTGTAATTCTCATAAGTTGCGACTGTGGACTCCCGTTCTGTCACGGTCATCTTCTTGGTTTTGAACTCGTCCTGGAACATGGATCTCAGTTCTTCCTCTGTAGCAGAGATGGTTTTAATTAGAAGGCTTCCATCTGTACGGATCGATGCCGACTGGACAACCAGCTCCGTTGCGTCATTGAAAATAATCTTCAATTGTTACTCCTTTCCAGGAGGAATACTTAATAAAATAGCAATATAAAAGTATTAAATTCTAAAAATGACAATGGTCATGCACTTAAAGTGTTTAATGCATCCGAAAATCTCGCATATGGGTGCTGGGATGATGGTTTGTATCGTTATGGCGGTTACTATGGCAACGGCGCGCCATCTGACTGGGCTGGCATTATGTTGGTGTCCCAAATCTATATTAATGGAGAAGTCAATGGCTTTCTTAAAGTCGCTTGGGATATGAGCATGACCCAGTACATCATGAAAAACAACAAGGACGGATCCGTGGCTCAAAGCTGGGCAAAATTGTAATTACACATATATTACCAGTAGATTGAGCGTAGTTGTTCCACCCAATCCGGAATAATAATTACTATTGCACCTGACATATACTTCTGACCAGTCTGGGAGTGCTTGGATTGCGACTTTTCCGTACACCAATGCATTGTTAGAATTTGTTGTTGTGCCAGGGATTGCAGAGACAATTTTCCCACCGTTTTTTATTATGGAATTCACCTCTGCTGAAAAATCAACGAGTAGATCTACATCGGTTGCTACAGTTTTGCTGAAACATTCCACTTTTTTATTGCTATTTTATTAAGTACTCCTCCTTTCTTGCATTAATAAAGTTACATATATAAAAGCACATAACAAAAGCACCCGACCATTGCCGAGTGTGAAGTGAGTGTGAATTGTGGTAAAAAAGTTATGCGCTTAAATATTTCTTGTGGTGATATTTCACCGATTCCTGATCAACGCTGCAGTAGAGCATTGTCGTCTCAGTTTTAGCGTGTCCTGCCATGATAGAAGCTTCCTGTAACGGCATGCCTCTGTTAATGGCATTAGTAATAGACGTACCTCGAAATCTGTGTGGATGAGCCTTTTCGACTCCTGCACGTTCTCCGGTACGTCTTATCATATCTTCTATTCCAGCCTTCGATAGCCGATTGTGTGGACTCTTAAGTCCTACAAATAATGCCGGATTATTATCGGTTCTGCTCTGCAGGTATTCCTGCAAATACATGTTCGTGCGTTCATTTAGGTACACCGTCCTTTCTTTTCCACCTTTGCCGTATACAATTAAGTCCTTGGTACTCCACCGGATATCATCAATATTAAGACTGGCGAGCTCCGACACTCTGACTGCCGTGGAATATAAGAATTCCATCATAGCCTTGTCCCTGATAGTGGCGCAACTCCGGAGTAATTGCTCCCGTTCTGTGTCTGTGAACGGGCGCTTGACGCGCTTTTCCACCTTGATTGATTCCACCAGTACCATCGGATTTCGCCTTACCCGATCTCTGTCTCTGAGCCACACGAAAAAGCTACTGTACACTGCACGTACTCCCTTTAGCGTACTATTTTTCACTGCCTTGATATTCTTGTAGGCTCTCAAGTAACTTGATATATCACCGTCTGTTATGTCTGCCACTGGCTTATTGATGTATGATAACAATCTTGTCAGCTCATATCGATACCGGTTAACCGTATCAGTACTCTTGCCCTCCAATGCCTTAGACATTAAGTAATCTTCCAGGTCAATCCTCCAGGAATCATCCACGCATTGTACCTCTGTCTTTTGTGCGACGTCGCACCCAGCGAATACCATGTGCAGCACATTCTTAAGCTCCCGGAGTTCCTCGTCCTCCAAGACTGGTTGCATTCTCCTTAACACTTCCATGATTCGTTGTTCCATATCAATCTCCTTTTTGCTTTATGGTAGCATGTAGGAAATTCATATGATGCAACAATTCGTTGCTTAATAAAATAGCAATATAAAAGTATTAAATTCTAAAAATGACAATGGTCATGCACTTA